TGCAGTAAGAAGACCCCGTATCTCGCCACACACTTTTTTGTACTCATCGAAGTTTTCTACTCGCCCATCGGCTAGTGCTTCTTGGAGTTGCACAACTTTGTTATCGATGGTTTTCACCACGATATTTAAAGCCTTATCAGCTTCCATTACTTACCTTTCTTTGTTTGCCTTTCAGCAATTTCCTGCTGTTGTGCGAGGTTAGCCCTGAGTTTAAGCATTTCTACACCCGCTTTTGATCCTTCTTTTTGCTGCTCTTTTGCTAATCTGTCGGCATCTGCCGTTACTTTTACTGCCATTTGTGCCCCAGCGGTACGAGCCTGCGACGCAATTCTTTCACGTTCAACTTCAAGCTGTTGTTGTTTTAACATCGCATCAAGTTGATCTTTTGCTGCTTTTCTTTGCAATTCACCCTGTTTAATCTGTAACTCTTGTTGCTGTAACTGAATAATTGGGTCTTGCATTTGTTGTGCATTTTGTTGGGCTTGTACTTCTTGTTTGTTTTGCGCTAACAACTGTTGTGAAGCCATAGCTGCCATTTGTGCAATTTGGTCTGCCATTTCTGGGGGCATTTGTTTTGGTTCTTCTCCGTCTCTGGGCATTGGAGGAAGCTGCATACCCATTGTTTTCTCAACTTGTAGACGATATTCAAAGCCAATATGCTCATTAATATGTGCCATCATTGCTGCTTGTAGCTGTTGAGCCAGTTGTGGGTTCATACCAATAATTGATTGAATCTTAGGATCTTGCATTGGAGCCATGTGTACCGCAATGTGTGCCTGATGATTCTGCTCAATGAACGCCTTGACTGGTTTGTTCTTCAGAATGTTTTGATTCTCAGCCACTGGGTCAGTTGGCCTCATATCTTCAGCTGCAGGCACCAATTTTTGATAATTTTTGATTCCCAACACGTCTAGCATCTGACGGTGCAATAGTGGTAGATCATAGAGCTGCGGTGCTGTCTGAGCAAGTTGTAGAGCTGCTTGATACTGCACTACTTTTTGCGCCATAGTAGCCGCGTTGGGATCAGACACCGGCAATACATAGACCATGTCATAGTCTGATTGTTTAGCCATCCGACTACCTTCTTCAGGCTCGTACGGGTAACTAGGTGGTGTGTAATCTCTAATAATATCTTTTAAAAGTCTGAACTCTTGTTTCATCGAATAGTGAATGCGAGCTTGTACCGCACTCATCATCTTTAGAGTTCTCTCCAAGATAGCTAATGTCGTACCAACAGGGGCGTTAGAACTCATGTCAGAGATTTTCATATCCGTTGAACCCGCAAACCGGCGCCCTTCGTCAATGATTTTGTCCATTAAGCCAGCTAGTACAACGCTTGGTTCTTTATATGGAAGCGGCAAAATGTTGTCTCGCATCGTACCGCTTGGCACCTCTACATCCCTAAATTCGCCGGGGGAAATCGGGGTATCATCTCCTCTAATCCTAAGCCCGCGAGTTTTAAATCCGCCGGGCAAATTAGAAAGAGTGCCCGCATCAACGAGCTGTCGAATGAGAGAAGTGCCAGATTTTGCGTAAGAGCCAATAAGATGAATAAGGCCAAAACAGTAGAAGCCAAAACCTGGAATATATCCATAATGAACGAAATGCTGGCGTTTCTGGTGAGTGTCATCATCAGGCCTCCAATTACGACGAATAGCTAAAACATTATTCGTACCTTTTTCAATCGTAACTACATAAGGTAGTGCAATACCTGTTGGTTCACCGTCATCGTCTTTATGCTCAAAGCCTGGAATATCTATCTCAACATGCATTTCCAATAACTTAAAACGGTCGTCGGTAGTTGCTCTAAAGCCAAGCTTCTCAGCAATTTTCTTCTCTACCTCGTCCATCGTATTGACTGGCTCACCTAAGTCTACGTCTCGGTAAAAACCTTCATGCTGTAAACGATGTATTTCATTTACGGTTTTACGCATTATGTGCGTAACACGTTCAGCTTGTTCTAAGCTAGAGGCTCCATAAGGGACAACAACGTCTTCTGCAGGGATAAACATTGCCACTTGCCGTTCAAGCTGTGGATCATAGTAGATCTTTTTAAATGCGTTACCAGCAAGACCTAAGCCCCACAACAAACGCTCATGTTCAGGGCGATATTCTTTCATTACGTCTGTAATCTGATAGTTCATATCATCTTGCACACGCTGGGCAGCTTCTTTTTTCTCTGGGGTCTCTCTACCAATGATCTGAGTTTTAACAGGACCCATTGCAGGCATTGTTTCCATCATCGTCTCTGCTTGAAACTTAACAACAGCTTCTGCTAAAAGCGGATGATAAACACCGCAGGCACCTTCCCACGGTTCAGAACGTTCTTCTATCTTTAAACCAAGCAGTTCTAGACCGTCAACGTAAGTCTGTATCCAGTCTCTACGAGACGAAACATCTGCCTCATAGTCTGCCATTAGATCACCAACAATGGTTTCTAATATCTTTCCATCTAGTATCTCAGCAAGATTTTCATCAAAATCTTCTTCGCCTTCTTCTACTTCTTCAATTCTTAATATAGGTTGCCCGTCAATACCAATCTCTACGGATTCCGGGTCTTCAATACTAATCTCTAAAGCTGGCTCATCACCCATCATTTCTGGGTCTAATTGGTCAAGTCCTAGTGGAGCTTGTGATAATGACTTATCTATTGCCATGTTCTATCCTTAGTAATACGCAGCTTTTCGTTTGTATTTGTATAACAAATCGTTTTCTGGTTCGTCGTTTGGTAGGCGTATAAACCCACCCTGCCTAAATCTTAACAGAGCTAATGTAGTAGAGTCTACTAAGTCATCGTTGGTTCCGCTAGGAAAATCGTTACATTCTTCAATTACTTCCTTCGCCCATCGCCTGTCCGGCGCCCAAACGACCCCTCCCGCAAACAAATCCGAAATAGCATTGACGCGAGATACTTTGTCTTGACCTTTGCCAGGTGTGAACTCCCCGACCGGTATTCCCATACGCCGAAGTTCTTGGTAGAGTGCCGCACCATTGGACTTCTTTTCAACCATAAACGCATCTGGTTCCCATTCTTTGTACTCCTCGAGTACAAGCTTTTTGAGTTCCGGAAACTCCAACCGCTTTTTGATCGAATTAAGAAGGATGATGTTGTAGTTGTTAACCTCCTCATTAAAGAAGACCCCCCACGTAGTTAAGGCGTTATAGTCTGCACGGTTATTAGCTTCTTGAGCGGCGTCAAGCGCCATAATCGTAAACTCACAATGAGGTGGGTTTTCATTGTCCCAGATATTCCACCATTCCCGTTTAATTAAAGCCCCTTCCTCTGAGGTTGGCTGCTGCATGTATTGAGCTTGCCAGTATCTAATGTCAAGTCCGGCTTTTTTAGCTAATAGTTCTTCTAAGGGCCAGAACTCAGGCCAGAGAGGTTCTCCGTCGTCTTTAATTGCAGGGAAGTCAATAACTTCCCACCGATCAACGTCGTCACTATTGTCCATCTGTTTAACAATTTGACCAGTTAAGTCAAGTTTAGACCACCGTGTCATTACGACAACAATAGCACCACCAGGCATGAGACGCTGTAGAGGACCAGACTGGAACCACTCCCAAGCAGGAAGAAAAACATCGGGTCTTCCAGTTTTAGCGTCTTGTTCCGAATGAGGATCATCGATGATAAACAGGTCAGCACCCCGACCAGCCAAAGCACCACCAACACCGATAGCAAAATACTCTCCATTAAAGTTTGTCCCCCATCTAGATGCTGATTTAGAATCCGCCTGTAATTCTATTTGCGGAAATATGTTCCGATATTCCTCGGAACCCACCAGATTACGTACACGGCGTCCAAAGTTAACAGCCAAATCCGCTGTGTGGGATGCCATAATGACTTTTTTGTGAGGATACTTACCCAAGAACCAGGCAGGAGCGAGATAGGATATAAGTTCCGACTTACCATGACGCGGAGCAATATTAACAATGACTCGTTTTTTCTTACCTGCAGCAATATCTTCAAAAATTTGAGCCAATTTTGCGTGGTGCGGACCCACCTTATAACCTGGATAGACATGTTTAATAAAGTCTAAAAAGGACATTTTCCCTATTTCTTGAGTTAAAAATTCATCGTATTTAGCAAGTAATGCGCAGCTTTTTCGCTTGATTTCAGGGGGTGTTTTGGGGTTTTTTGCTATTTGACGTAGCTTAAACAGCCTTTCTGGGGTTAGTTTTAGCTGTAAATTAGGCGTCATCTTGTTCTTTTCTAACTACTTCTTTGGCTTCTACGTCTATATACTTGCCTTCTACGACGTCTAACAGGCTTAAAAGCTCGTTTTCAACCTCTTCCATGGTCTGAATCTTAATAGTTGTCTCAGTTCGCTTCTTAAATGCGTCTACTCCGTCGACTTCACCCAAGGCACGCAGCGCAACTATCTTAGTTTTGACGTCTTTTGCTGCTTCTACCGATGCAATAAGGTGATTTACTACATAAGTTTTGAGTTCTGCAAGCTCATCAACCACTAAAACCTTCATTTGAGCCACCATACCAGCTAACATAGCCAACGTCTCGTTAGGATATTTAGAGAAATCGGGTCTATATTGCGGATTTGTAACCATTTCTTTAGCAATTGCCTTAGCCTCGTCAACATTTTCTTTGTTTGGAGTGATTGGCTGTCCAGTTAACTCTGACATTAAAGTTATAACTGCAGCTCGCATGTTTAATTCTTCAGTCGGAGTGAGATCTGGAAACGCTTCTTGAGCGTTTTTAGGAAGAGGGATGTTCTCCTCTATAACAGGTACATAGGCTTCCATGAACGAAGTGTACCTTCTTTTCTAAATATGTGTAAAGAAGTTCTTTACTGAAAAAGAGGGGCCAACTACGGCCCCAAAAATACACCCTCACGTGTATAAAAATAGTATACCCCGTTTTTAGAGTTTGGGACTCCTATGGGGGGTCATTTCTGTGTGCCAAACACACACCTGGCAGGCTAAAAATGTGAGGGGGGTGGGGG